ATTGCCGGTGACCGAGCGCGTGTCACCGGAAGTCCTTTCACTGCCGATGTATCCCGCGCTCACAGAGGCAGAGGTTGACTACGTGTGTCAGAAGGTCAAGGAGGTGCTATGAATATCTTACTCACGGGCGGGACCGGCTCATTCGGCAGGTCATTCATCGTAGAGGCGTTGAGTCATGGTGACTTCGGGGTGCTGCGGGTGTTCTCGCGCCACGAGCATGACCACGGCACGTTACGCCGTGCCCTCCCTGATTCAAGGCTCAGATGGCTCATTGGCGACGTGCGGGATCGTGACCGGCTGGAAACGGCCATGCGCGGTTGTGAAGTGGTAGTTCATGCCGCCGCCTTGAAGTGCATTGAGACCGGGGCCTATGACCCACAGGAAGTCATCAAGACCAACGTAGACGGCAGTTCCAACGTGGTGAGCGCCGCCATTCACCAGGGAGTCAAGTTCGTCCTCGGCATTTCCACTGACAAGGCGGTCAACCCCACCACGCTCTATGGGGCTTCAAAGCTGATGGAGGAAGAACTGTTCCTCAACGCCAACTCGTGGTCACCCACGGCCTTCGCCATTCTCCGGTCCGGCAACTTCTGGCAGTCACAGGGCAACGTGTTTGAAATCTGGGACGCTCAGAAGGCGCAAGGCAAACCGTTGACGCTGATCCCCGGCACGAAGCGGTACTTCATCGAGGTTGAACAGGTAGCGGGGTTGGCATGGCATCTCATCATGCGCCGCAAACCAGGTATCTATATCCCGAAGATGGGCGAGCACCTCATGGATGACTGCGCCCGCGAGATGTACCCCGGATGTGAGATTCAAGAGATACCGAAGCGGCAGGGCGAGAAAGACCGCGAGGAATTGTGGCGCCCTGACGAATCCCCCGAATCACACGGCGACTACTGGCAGATTAGCCGATAGGAGGTAAACCTACGGAATACAAACCTTCCATAGTGCGCGAATACCTTGAGGGCTGGAGCGACCTCGTTGATGGGTGCTGGCCGGACGCGACCCTCACCCGTCGCCAGCTGCACGGGAACAATTCACCAGCCCGGACAAATGACGGCGGGCAGGAACTCTCTACCGCCCGGACACGGGCCGACATCAGGAACGCCGCTGAGAGCCTCAATTCCACAGCCCGCACGGTAGTCGTGATGGGCATATTCCAGGGGGAGGCGCCCGTTATCGGGGAACGCCGGGACTGGCGGCCAGTGGCGAGACAAATCAACCTCCCGGTATGGGAGGCGTACAGGATTTACTGCACGGCGACAAGGACAATGGCCTATTTTCTGGGGTGGCGGCCACGGCAGAACTCATGAAATCTCGCACGAACGGCCTAAGATTGTGGAGGGCTTGACAGATGTGCTATACTAGCATAATAGGAAGACTGTCTAAGGGGCGCTTGCTTGGTGCAGCGCCTTTTTTGTTGCCCGGAAAGCCGATGGCAGACACACTTGCCCCGCTCGCCTACTGTCCTAATTGCGGTGAATCTACCCCCCATTTCTTAGAGTTCTACGATTATGGGCGAGTGGGCACCTGCGCCAAGTGCCAGCGTGAGATAACCTGGTATCGCAAGGAGCCGTATGCCCTCCCAGAAGATGTCAGATCATTACGACGAATCCGGGAGAACTACGGCTTCTGAGTGCCACCAATGCAGCAAAGCCCCTGATTGGCGGGGGCTCCAGCGTCACCACATAAAGCACAGGTCACAGGGCGGCACGGATGAACCGGGCAACCTGGTCCTGCTTTGTGGGCATTGCCACGATGCCGCCCACGGGATACGGGATATAGAGTCTCAACCGATGTGGAGTAAATGCCTCGTAAGCTGACACGAAGACAAGAGACGTTCTGTTTGGAATACGCCAAGTGCGGCATTGGGAAGCGTGCCGCCGTCGTCGCTGGGTATTCCGAAAAAAGCGCAGCGGCTATTGCCTGTCGTACCCTTGCCAGTTCTGAGGTGCAGACGAGGCTAAACGAACTCACCAAAATGGCGCATGACCAGGCCGAACACGGCGCCATCATGTCTATTCAGGAACGGTTGCTGCGCCTGTCTGAAATCGCCCGGGGGCGCGTGACCGACTATCAACAGTGCGGCGCTGATGGCGGCTGGATCAACGTAGGCCCTGAGACTCCTAACTCGGCGGCAATCTCCGAGATAGTCACCACGACCAAGTACGATGATGACGGCGCGAAGCCGGTTGTCATCGCCCGTATTCGCCTGCATAACCCTGTCCAGGCTATAGACCTGCTCAACAAGATGGACGGGGTTTACAAGGACGAACAAAGTACCACGATTAACAATCAGGTGCTGATCCCGGTCTACCAGGTAGTGGATGCCGAACACAAGGAACTGTTAGCAAGGGTACATAGTGGAGAGCGAACCATGGAAGCTCACCCGAATACACAAGGCTAATCTTGCCGCCTATGTCGCCCGGAAACGGGTCATCTGCAACGAAGGCGGCACTTCCAGTTCCAAAACCTACAGCATCCTGCAGCTTCTGATAGACATAGCATACTACGCGAAACATCCGTTCCTGATTTCGGTAGTGGCCGAAAGTATGCCCCACCTGAAGCGCGGGTGTATCAGGGACTTTATGAACCTGCTCGGTGCGCGGTTCAATGATTCACGGTGGAACCGGACCGACAAGATATACACCTTCGATCCCGGCGTCATGGAGTTCTTTTCGGCTGACGAACCGGCCAAACTCAGGGGCGGCCGGCGCGATGTTCTATTCATAAACGAGTGCAACAACGTTTCCTGGGATTCCTTCCGGGAACTGGACATACGCACGCGGTTAGCTACGATTTTAGACTGGAATCCGGTTAGTGAGTTTTGGGCCCATGAGAATGGCCTGACCACTAACCCGAACAACGCCTATATTCACTCGACCTATCTTGACGCTAGGGATGTGTTGCCGCCCGAAGTGGTCGCCAACATCGAGTCAAACAAGGACACAGATCCGAACTGGTGGAATGTTTACGGCCTGGGCCTTCTCGGTAAAGTCGAGGGCCTTGTCTACCCGGCGTTCGCGCAGATAGACGAACTGCCGGAAAAGGGCGAGGACTTCTACGGGCTGGACTTCGGCTACTCCAATGACCCCACGGTTCTAGTCTACTCAAAGCTGATGGGAAAGGAACTCTACTCCGACCAACTGATTTATGAGACTGGCCTGACGAATCAGGCCATCGCACGGAAGCTAGAGGAACTCGGAGTAAAAAAGAATCACGCCGAGATATTCGCTGACTCGGCAGAGCCGAAGTCCATAGACGAAATCAAGGCGTTTGGATTCAACATCAAGCCCTGCCCGAAGGGTGCCGATTCAGTCGAATACGGGCATCAGAAGGTCCGGCAGTTTAAGCAGTTCTGGACGAAGCGCAGCCTACAGTGCATCAAGGAGCAGCGCAACTTCCGGTATGTTCCTGACAAGGATGGCAAGTTCACTGAAAAGACAGCTCACCAATTCTCACACGGCATGGATGCGCGGCGCTACGGTGTTATCGGGTATCTTCATCGTGTTGCCTACGGGTTTGGCTTCGTTGGAGCTTAGATGGGCGTACTAGACACAATCCGCAAAGCCTTCACGCGCAAGGAATACAAGTTGGGCGGCAAGGGCGGCTTCCAGATGGTGGAGATGGCCGCCCCGCCAACGTGGGGCTATCAGCAATACCTCAAAGCCTACGGAGAAATCGGTTGGCTGTATGGCACCGTCAACGTGATCGCGCAGGCGGTAGCTAAAGTACCCTGGCATCTGTACGCGCTTGATTCCGATGGTGAGCGCACGGAGATATTCCAGCATGACGCGCTAGACTTGTGGCAGAAGCCTAACCCCTTCCAGACCCGCTACCAGTTCACCTACCTCGGCACGATGTATAAACTCCTGGTCGGTGATGAGTTCTGGCAGATGAACTTCAACGGCAAGGGCCAGCCGGGCGAGATGTGGCTCGCCCCGCCTAGCTTTATGTCGGTAATCCCCGATCCCGTGAAGTACATCTCTCACTACGAATACAAGCGCGGCATGATGGAGCAGGCGGTCAAGTTCACCGTCGAGGAAATCATACACATCAAAACCCCATGCCCGTTCAACGAGTACCGGGGCCTGTCTCCGGCGCAAGCCTTAACAATAGACCTGGACTCGGAACGGTACGCCGCGAAGTATCAGCAGAAGCTCTTTTTCAACGATGCTACGCCGGGCTTCGTGCTGGAATACCCGGCCGAGAACCTCCCCCCTATGGAAGCCCGCAAGGAATTGATGCAGGAATGGGACGATAGGTACAGGGGCTTCCGCAACCGTGGTAAAACCGCCTTCCTGTTTGGCGCGAAGGCCAATGTTCTGACCATGTCGAACAGGGACATGGATTTCTCGGCGCTGAGAAAGTACAACCGGGACGCCATTCTGGGCGCCTATCATGTGCCGCGGTCAATCATCGGTATTACCGAAGATGTGAACCGGGCCAATGCCGAAGCCGCCCAATTCACCTTCGCCCAATACTGCGTTGATCCCGAGCTATCCGAAATGCGCGAGGCGGTCAACAAGGAACTCTGCCCGCTGTTTGGCGACAAGCTCATATTCGATTATGAGAACCCCATACCTGAGGATGAGGCGGCCAGCACATTGAAGGCTAAATCATTATGGGAATCAGGCATTGTCACCCTGAATGAGGCCAGGTCAATAGTGGGCCTGGAGACTGTTGATGGCCCCGAAGGCGACGAATTCAAGAAGCCTGCGCCCAATCCCTTTGAGTCATTCGGGCAACCCTCCAAGCCGGACGAACCTGAAGGTGGCAAGCCGGAAAACCCTAAGAAGCCGGGAGGGGAATTGCCCGAAGGCGAATTAGAGGAAGACGAGAGGCCCGGTGGTAAGAAATCTTTTTTTCGGGATGACGAGGCTGACGAATACTGGAAGGGCTACGTCAAGCGCGTCGAAGCCTACGAAGCGCCGATCATCGCAAAACTAGGCGCGGTCTTCAAGGCACAGGAACGGGAAGCACTGGAAGGTTTGAAACTGGCCTCATCTGCGGCTGGCGACCTGGTCAGCCAACCCGAGTTCCAGAAGGCATACAGCGAGGCTGTAGCGCCGATTCTTACGAAGCTAGTAACTGAGTCTATCGGGAATGGCATGGCGCTGGTGGCACCGAAGACACCCCACAAGGACGCGCCGCCGCCAGTCACAGCCCCATCAAGGGAGCCTCCCCCGGCGAACCCGCCTACCGCTGTAGGTGCGCCGGCAATCCCGCCCACGGTATCACAGGCGGCTATCAACTGGCTGAAGACGCGGATTGATTGGGCGGCGAATGAGATTGGCGAGGAAACGGCAAAGCTGTTAGCTAACGAGTTGGCTGAAGGCTTCAAACTGGGCGAGTCTATGGATGACCTCGCCAAGCGGGTCCGGTCAGTGTTTGATGTCTCACGGATGCGCTCAGAGCGAATCGCCCGGACGGAGACCATGACGGCGGCCAATCATGGCGCGGTGGAAGGCTACAAGGCTACCGGATGGGTTGACCGCACCCAATGGTGGGCCGCGATTGATGAGCGGACTTGCGATATATGCGGCGAGCTGCACAAGCAGGTAAACGCGCTGGGCGAAGGTTATGAGCCGCCCGCGCATGTGAATTGCCGCTGTACGTTACTCCCCGTGCTGAAAGGTGAACTACCCGAAGGACCTGAGACGCCGGGGGCATTTGCATAGGAGGCTGATATGCCGGAAATGATCAAGAAAACCATCGCCACTACCGTCAAGGCCGTTGAAGGCAAAGGACGAGTCCTTGAGTTTGTTGGCTCTACCGAGGTGGCTGACCGGGACGGCGAAGTCATCAAGGCCAGTGCGTGGAACGTGGACAGATACCTCAAGAATCCGGTTGTGCAGTGGGCCCACAGGTATGACGAACCGCCGATAGGCCGCACCCTCTCACTACGCCAGGATTCCGGTAAGACCATCTTTGAGATCGAGTTCGCTGACGCGGAAACCTACCCATTCGCTGACACCATCTTCCGGCTTTGCAAAGGCGGCTTCCTCTCAGCTACCTCGGTAGGGTTCATGCCCCTTGAGTACACCAACGGCAAAAAGGAATCAGAGCCACGCCGGACGTTTACGAGTGTAGAACTACTGGAGCTTTCCATTGTGCCGGTGCCGAGCAATCCCGAGGCGTTGGCGATAGCCCGCTCGCAGGGGCTGATTTCGGTCAAAGAGTTTGAGGCCGTAACCAAGACCCGGAAGAAAGCAACTCAGGGCGAAATCAAGGACGAAATCGAGTACCTGACGCTGCTTATCGAGGAATCCGGCCTTAACGAGGAAACGCGCCAACTGGCAGACAACCTGATTAAGCGCATAACGGGCGGCGACACGCCCGAACAACATACTGCGGCAGTCACCGTGAATGGTGAACAGCTTGCCGCCAAGATAGCAACCGAAACCGACAAGGGGTTGCTCCTTGAATACCTCAGAACAGAACTGAAACGACAACTAGGAGGCAAATAAATGTCTGATACCCTTACCCGAGAAGACATCAGCAAGGCTGTTGCCGAGGCCATAGCCGCTCAGAAGGCGGCAGACGAGAAGGCGAAGGCTGACGCTGAAGCCAAAGCGAACATCGAGCGCAAGTTCACTCCCGGCGTCGGTACGTCAAAGGTCGAGGTGACCAAGGACGAAGCCGACCAGCCCTGGGACAACCTGGGCGGTCCCGAAGGCACCCCGCTCCGCGAGCCCCGGCTGCGCCGCTCGATTGAGAAGGCGCTCGATCCCATCACGAAGGCCCCGACCGGCCTGGGTGAGACCGTCCCCTCTGACGGCGCGTTCCTCGTGTCTCAGGAGTTCATTCCGACCCTCATTGACCGGATGTATGCCACGGCGATCGTGTACTCAAAGTGCGCGAAGCAGCCCGTTGGCCCCAACTCCAACGGCGTGAAAATCCCGCTCGTTGACGAAACGAGCCGCGCCGATGGTAGCCGGTGGGGTGGTGTCCGTGGCTATTGGGTAGCCGAGGCGGCCGCCCCCACTGCGTCGAAGCCCAAATTCAAGCAGATTGCGCTGGAGCTTCAGAAGCTCGCTGCGCTCTGCTACGTCACCGACGAACTGCTTGAGGACAGCGTAGCCCTGGAAGGCTATGTCAACAAGTGGTTCCCGGCTGAAATCGGCTTCAAACTCGACGATGCCATCATCAACGGCGACGGCGCCGGGAAGCCCCTCGGCATTCTGTCCAGCCCCGGTCGTGTGTCCGTATCCGGCGAAACGAATCAGACGGCTGCTACCATCGTGACGAACAACGTCCTCAAGATGTGGCGGCGCATGTGGGCGCCTTCGTGGGCGAATGCCGCGTGGTTCGTCAATCAGAACACGCTT